GGGACAGCGGAGCAGCAACAGCCGGGTACAGCGGAGCAGCAACAGCCGGGGACTGCGGAGCAGCAACAGCCGGGAACCGCGGAGCAGCAACAGCCGGGGACTGCGGAGCAGCAACAGCCGGGGACTGCGGAGCAGCAACAAGTCGGGGAAAATCATCAACAGGCGAAAATGGATTATCTGTTGCAAGAGGAAAAAGGGTAAAAACAAAAGGAGGGCTAGGTTCAATTTTGGTTATTGCAGAAGAAGAACAAAATAGCTATAAAATTTCCAGCTGGAAAGCGGTAGTTGTTGATGGAGTAAACATCAAAGCAGATACATGGTACACGCTTAAAAATGGAGAACTTGTAGAAACGGAAGATTAGATTCATAAAATGCCCCGGCGGTGCAGGAACACCAACCGGAGCCGTAACCACATTAACCACGATAATGCGGATACAGGAATATTTTACCATTTTCTCCTGTATTACGCAAGCACAGGAGGAAAATTTATGAACATTGAAAACCAGAAGGACAAGCCAACATGGGAAGGGCTGGAACAGTATTTTGCTGTAGAGGTAATAGAGCAAAGCAAGAGGAATGCAAAGCATTGGTTTATAGCATTCCTGGTAACACTGGCAGCGCTGATAGGAACTAATGTTGCATGGCTTTATACTGCCGGCACATATGATTATGTTTCCCAGGATGGCACTGGGCTGAACAACATCAACACAGGAACACAAGGAGATTTAGAGAATGGGACAGAGAGCCAGGATTAAGAAGAACGGAAAGAGCCGGGGAATCAAGAGGAAGAGAAGGAGATAAACGATGTACATTAATCCATTTTTAGCAGGAGTTATTTGCACTATTTTAGGAGAGATGTTAGCTGTTATAGCAGCTGCGGTTTATCAGTATTTTAAAAATAGGAGGTAAGGTCGTGAAGCTTAGTAGAGATAAAATTGATATTGCTTTAGCTAGAAATTCCTTAACCATAACAAATCTTTCTAAACGTTATGGAGTGAGCAGGTCGCGTATGAATATTATTTTAAACATGCGGGAAGTTACCCCGGTGTGTGCTGGACGCATGGCAAATGCTCTTGGTGTGGACGTAAAAGAGATAATAGAAGATAATTTATCTTGGAATGTATAGATGAAAGGAAGTGAGGTCGTGAAAACTAAGAAGCCGTCAGAGTGGCAAAAGGACAGCATTAGGTTACTGATAGAAGAAGCCAAAATAAGAAATAACTTTGATGATGATGAATTAGCGCAGTACTTAGGGTTTTGTACAAGCTCATTTAGAGAGCGAAAGGCTAACCCGTGTAAACTGACGATAGAAAAGCTACAGATACTTTTGGAGTTGACGAGGAAGGAGATGAAATTCGTTGAAACAGCTTGAATACATACCTGTTGGAAAAACACATTTAAGCCCACGGCAGAAAGACCGTATGATTATTCGTGGCTTAACCGCTGTGGTGATGGTCTTAAGCGGATTGTTGGTGATATGTCTGGCGGTGATATTATGAGCCGCCGCCGGAATGGCACCAACCGGGCCGGAGCAATGGTGAATGCCAGCCGGTACACTGGATATGGTAAGCCAATAAAAAAGGTCGTCAGCTTGACAGAGCTAAACGACCGAATACAAAAAACAATTCAGTCTGATTATATCAGAAATTATGGAGGTTTGCAAGATGGAAGAAAGAACAGTTGAAATAAATATTAGCGAATATAAAAATCTTATAGAGCTTAAAGGGCGTGTAAAGTCAGCGTTGATTTTTATAGATGCGGACCAGTATGCATCTATAGCTGTGATGAGGTCAATTTTAGAAGGAAGAACATACGAGAATATAGAGGGTAAAAAGGATGAATAATTATCGTTGTGATTTTTGCGGCTGTTATCTTGACCCAGGAGAAGGGCATATATGTGATGAGTGCCAGAAATGGGAAACAGAGCGCAGGGATTGTAGGAGGTCTTTGCAGGATTCCATCCACTCAATGAATGGGTTTCAATATGAATTAAATTTAAAGGGAGGATATTTGTATGGAGAACATTAAGAATAGAACCGAGGAATTATTATTATCAACTGGCAGACAGGGCATTGCTGGACTGCTGGTGGAAATGGATGAGATGGGATTTTATACAGCGCCATGCAGCACACAGTACCATCTGGCCTACTCTGGAGGACTGGCTGAACACAGCCTGAATGTATATGAACTGATGGACAAGCTTTCCAGCATCCTGCATCCAGAAGTAGATAAGAGCAGTGTCATCATATGTGCATTGCTTCATGACCTTGGTAAGGCTGGACAGTTTGGGAAACCGAACTATATTATCAACATGCTCAAGGGGCGCGGTAAGAATGCAGAACCATATCAGTCCCCCACGAAACCTTATATCGGAAATCCAGAACTTCTGTACATTGACCATGAAGTACGTTCCATACAGATTGCAGGCCGTCACATTAATCTGACAGAGGATGAGAACTGGGCAATACTGATGCACAATGGTATGTACGGCAACTTTAAATATCAGATACAGGGTAAGGAGACACCATTGTACCTGCTTTTACATATGGCTGACATGTGGGCCAGCCGGGTGACTGAAAAGGAGTGTGGAATGGATGGGGAATGCGAAGTTTGAATTTCGGCTGCTTAAAAAGGATGAGATAGACTGCCGCATTGCAACGGTATCCCAAAATGGCTTATCTCTGTTGTTGTACAAGGATGCCAGAGTGGACCAGAATATACTTGACGAGACTGTAGGCCCAATGGGATGGCAGCGGAGACATTGCAGGGATAACGCAAACTGCATCGTATCAATATGGGATGATGGTAAGAAGCAATGGATTGATAAAGAAGATACCGGTGCGGAAAGTAATACAGAAAAGGAGAAAGGGCTTGCCTCTGACAGCTTCAAGCGAGCTTGTTTTAACTGGGGTATTGGACGTGAGCTATATACTGCCCCTTTTATATGGATTGGAGAAGATGCCTGTAAAATCTATGAGAACGGTAAAGACCGCAACGGCAAGGTAAAATATAGTTGCTACGACCGATTTTATGTATCACATATCGGATATGATGATAACCGCAACATTAATGCGCTTGAAATCAAGAGTTGCAAGAGCAAAAAGGTGGTGTATAAACTGGGCGAGTCTGAGAATCAGCCAGTGGAACCACAAAAGGATTGCGTGACAGAAGTACACATTAATACGATTTTTGTGGAACTCAAGCGTACCGGAATAGGTTTGAATCAGATTCTTGCTGCATATAACCTGTCAGATATCCATGACATGACAATGGACCAGTTTAGGGATGCTATGGAAATCTTTAACAAGAAACCGGACAAGGAAAGGGCGACCACGCCACCGGATGACATACAGGATGGTGACCTACCGTGGAATGACCCCAAGAGGTAATTATATGCATGAGGCAGCAGACATAATAGCATACAAGCTTGTTCCAGAGGGAACGTATCTAAAGATATTTATTCCTGGAAAAAATCTTATGGAACCAATCGTTGATAAGCACATGAATAGATGCAGCGTATGGCTTGACGATGGTAGGCATATCAGTTCCGACCAGCGCCGAAAGATTTACGCCACAGTCAATGACATATCTGCCTATTCTGGGAACGTGCCGGAGGTTGAGAAAGAATGGCTTAAGTATTTACATATCAACCGGACCGGATGCGGATATTTTTCACTGTCTGATTGCTCTATGGATACGGCCAGGGAATTTATCAATACCATGCTGGATTATGCGCTGGAACAGGGGATACCATTACTGGACTTTGCACTTAATCGTACCGATGATATAGGCCATTATTTGTATGCATGTCTCAAGCTTCGGAAATGCGCTATATGCGGTCGAGAGGGTGAAATACATCATGTAGACACAATTGGCATGGGGAATGACCGGAGAAAGGTTGATGATTCGGAGTACCGCAAAATATGTCTATGCCGGAAGCACCATACAGAAGCACATAACATAGGGATGACAGAGTTTGAGAGCAAATATAAGGTATATGGTATCAAGTTTGAGGAGAATTAGATGGAAAAGTATTACATAGTAACGACTGACAGTCCAATTTATAAAGAGTACATAGATTATAAAGCCATGTCAGAAAAAGTAAATACTGCGTTTGTGGAGTTCGCAAAGGAGCAAGGTTTTGAAACTCATGAATATTATCAATCGGCAGAGAGGTTGTACATTTGTCCAACGGGTGGCGATATTGATAAGTTTGGAAAGTATTTTAAGAAGGATACACCGGGCTTGTTTAAGAAAAATTCTTTACCTGCAAAAGCATGGGTTAATAAATGCAAGGCGCTAGGGTTGAAATCACCGCACAAACCTATTTTATCATTTGAATTTAGGGTATTTGGTCGGACAAGCAGCAGAATGTTTATGATAAACAATGTATTGTATGCAAGTTTTAAAGCAGATTGTGATTTTGACAACCTAGCAGGATTTAAAGAGTTAAAGGCAAGCGAATTTTTTAAGGTCATCGAGGAATACGAAGAATCTTTGAAAAAAGGAAACTGAAATCAGTATCAATGCCAATAGGCTGATACATACAACGGTAATGATTACTGGTCAGATTGCTAATATGTCACGATATACTTTCTGACCCTGGGCCGGGACCTATCAAACCTCCTTTACCCGACCCGAAAGGAGGGATTATTTGAAGAATAAGCGAACTGTTAGTGAAGATGTTCAAGCAAGGGTATATAATGCGCTCCTTGTAGGTAAAGAGAATGCATTGAACAGAGATGAACTGGTATCCAAGATAGGGGAATCGGATAGAGATATACGAACCGCCATTGAGATATTAAGGCACGATAAAGTGATTCTTACATTGCCAACAGGGAAAGGTTACTATATACCCCGTGACGATGCACAGGGACGGCAAGAAACAGAGAAATGGCTTGTCAGCCAGAATAATAGGACTAAGAGCATAAAGGCAGCAGAACGTGGCGCACAGCTGTTTATAAGCCGGAATAAGAAAAAAGATAAAGGTATTCCCGGTCAGATTAGTATGTTTGGAGCTGGGTTATGAGAGATAGTGTTGTATTTTATCGCAGCTTTTGGGAAGCCATTAAGCAGCTGCCGGAAAAAGAAAGATTGGAATCTATTACAGCAATCTTAGAATATGGACTTGATGAAATAGAACCTAAATCAGCAGGTGTTGCATCGGCAATGTTTTTAATGGCAAAACCACAAATTGATGCGAATAATCGTAGATACCAAAACGGAACCAAGGGTGGTAGGCCAGTAACCAAAACAGAACCGAACAATAACCTAGAATCCAATTATAATAAACCAAGCGATAACCAAACCATAACCAAAGCAAAACCTAAGGAAAAGGATAATGTAAAGGAAAAGGATAATGTAAAGGATAATAATAAAAAAACATTTACTCCACCTTCGGTGTCGGATGTGTCCGATTATTGCACTTTGAATGGATATGGCATTGACCCAGAGAGTTTTGTTGATTTTTATGCATCAAAGGGATGGATGGTTGGAAAAAACGAAATGAAGGACTGGAAAGCCTCGGTAAGAACCTGGGTGAGAAGCCAGCGGCAGGAATTGACCGCCAAAGGCAGTAAAAACCAGTTTCACAATTTTGACCAACGAGGCACCGATTATGATGCATTGATGCTAAAACAGGTACAGGACTGGGTAGGGGAGAAACAGGATGAAGGAAATACATAAAAAAATACTGATGTTTGTAAAGCGATATATGCTGGAGCATGATTATTCACCCACAACCAGGGAAATAGGAGAGGGGGTTGGGTATACGTCAAGCTCTACAATTTGGGGGTATTTGCGTGATATGAGGGACATTGGCCTGATTAACTACACAGAAGAATGCCCTAGAACTATAACAATTCCAGGGATACATTATACGGATACGCAAGATAACATCACAGAAGGGGGAACGCAAAATGCCGGATAACAAAGTAAAGAGCCAATATTTGGAAAACTCAGAGCGTCAGAGAATGGCTGCCATCAAGGATATGGAGCGCAATCCATCCCCTATGACAAAAGCATTTTTAAGACCAGCTTATGATGGGACGGAGGCGTGTCCAATTTGCTGTAGACGGCCTAGTAAGGCAAACGGATGTTTGGATGGAAAGATGATAACCAGATTTACCAAGCTACAAACGTTATAGAGATTGCTAAAGACCGTGATGGCGGTGTGATGGATTACTTTATCCCGCTTTATTATGAGCCAGAAACCAAACGCCTGAAAAACTATTCTTCCGAAAACAAAATATACGGTTGGAATAAGACCGATAATGGCTTTATTGCAGTACATGGGGAAATACCGTTTGATTAAGCACACATTAATGGAGGAAAGAAAATGAAGCACTTAAGCAATAGATATGCAAAGGTAATGGAATACAAAGGAATGGATATCTGCACTTTGAGGGTAGCAGCCCCATCCGATGGCGATGAACTGGGGTACCGGATTGATGATATCTTGTATGACGGTATGGTGTTTGATGGTATTGGGGAGGCTATGGAGGCGATTGAATCTTTAGGCTCGCATTCAGAGGAGGCAGAGGAATGATAAAGATAGCAAAACTGGCTACAGCCCACATGTTTGACGAAAATAATCCAGAAGATTCCGACTATGAGTTATGGAAAAGTATAGCTGAATATATGGACGGAGAGAATGCCTATGTTGTCGAAAGTATAGCCATGGAAGGAGAATATGTTTTCCTTGGCCTGTGTGATAGAAGCAAGGATAAAGAACTTGCCTACATGATGGAGCAAGATAGTATGACAGGGGTATTTATTGACGACCGGGAAGAATTTGAAGCGGCCTGGGAATCAAATGAATATGAACACGAAGGATGTTTTTGTATAGAGCCCAAATGGATAGAAGCATTCACGCATTTAGCGGAGGAAGGAGTAGGTCATGGTAAAACCGATATTATTTAACAGCGACATGGTTCGGGCAATCCTGGAAGGGCGCAAGACAGTTACCAGGAGAGTAATTAAGAACACAGACGACTCAATGTATGCAGGTTTGTGCGGGTTTGGTCCTGGATTATTCAGCGAAAAAACTGGGCTTAGAGTAAAAGAACCTTATTATAGACTGGGCGATATCCTGTATGTTCGGGAAACATGGAATCAACTCGCAAGAGTAGACGAAAATGGTTATACACATTATAACGATTTATTCTATGTCTATAAAGCGGATAAAAACCAGCCTGATTTATATGATGATAATGGATTTTATCTTGACGATACCGCACGAAAGTGGCGCCCATCTATCCATATGCCAAAGGAGGTCGCCAGAATCTGGTTGCAGGTGACGGATGTACGGGCGGAGCGGCTGCATAATTTGACCAACAGAGATGCAAAAAAAGAGGGTATCACTGTAGAGACGGACAATAGTGGAATAGCACATAGAGACGCTTTTATAAGATTTTGGGATACCACTATAAAAAAATCTGACATAGGTACATATGGATGGAATACCAACCCGTGGGTATGGGTGATAGAATTTGAGCGGTGCGAGAAACCGGAGGAGGCAGAGGGATGAAGTATGACAAAGAAAGATTTGAATGGTTGTCGTACGATAAAAAGATGGGTTTGATAGAGCGGGAGTTAAGTCTGGAAACTCATAATGCGACAACTAGAGCGGATTTGCTCATGCTTTTGGATTGGGCATACAAAAAGATAAAGACAGATAAAAAAAGGATTGAAGATGGGATTGCTCATTGCTATATGACCAAATTTGAATATCCAGGAATGGAAGAAGGCTTATGTGCCGGATTAAGAACCATGGATGGAGATGGAGAACCTTACGAAACCTGCAAAGAGTGCCGTTTACAGTACCAATACAACGATATGCATCAGGAGGTAGAGGAATGATAGATAGACAGGGAGCAATTGCGATATTGCAGGAACACATTAATACATACCGCTACCAAACCACAGATAAGGGATGGGAGCAAATGGTACGCGCCGGAATTATCGAAAACACGATACCTGACAAGATAGGTTTTATAGCAGAGGCGGAGAAGCAGATACAGGCTTACGAGATGGCTATTAAGGCCCTGGAGAGCGGAGCGGAAGAGGCATTTGTGGACCGGTGTTACCTTGGCAGCCCATGTCCATACCAGATGCGGGTATGATAAAAGCGGGCTTTAGGGATGTAGTATTTAGCCGGGGCCGTTAATTGGACCAAAGCCAAAGCTGGGAGCCAGTACCGGCAATTATTCAAAATCGAAATTTGAGTGATTAAGGAAGGAGGCCGGAGCCGCGCGCGCAAAAAGGATATCCAGGCTCCTTTAAAAAATGGGATTAGAAGTTTTTGATAATTATGAATGTGATAACCAGATGGAAATAAATTTGGATGACACAGGAATGACATACCAGATGGATTTGTTTAAGGGTGCGCCAGATGATGAAGCAATTAAAATGATTCAGTATTATGAGATGCTGGCCGTAGAGAACGACCCAAGGGGTTATTGTGTTTGTACTTCCGAGGGAAAAGATAGCCGCGTTCTGGGGCATTTGTTCCGTAGGGCCGGAGTGAAGCATTTTTATATGCATAGCATTACCGGAATAGACCCCCCGGAATTAATATACTTTCAGAGGAAAAATTTCCAAGAATATAAAGATACAGGATATCTCACATATGATGTGCGATACAGGATATCAATGTGGAATCTTATGATTAAGCGTAGGATTCCGCCGTTAAGAAATGCAAGATATTGCTGTGAAGAGCTGAAAGAACGTAGGGTTGAGGAACAGGGAAATGCAATACTCTCATTTGGGGTGAGGAAACATGAGAGCCGAAAACGAGCGAAAAATAGAGATGAATTAGAAATAGCAACCCCAAAAGGGAAAAGAAACATAATTATGCCATTTGACGATGATGATAACCGCAGGACGTTTGAAGTATGTTATGCCAATTTAGAAAAAAGACTAAATCCCATTGTTGATTGGTATGGTGAAAATATATGGGATTATAGTCATTATTGGAAGTTGGAGCAGTGTTGCCTATATTGTGAAGGATTTGACCGCCTGGGGTGTATAGGTTGCCCGATGGCAAGGAAAGCAGGACGTGAAAGGGATTTTGCACGATGGCCGAAGTATAAAGAGCAGTATATAAGAACATTTGGAAGGATGATAGAGGCAAGGGAAGCTGCTGGATTAAGGATTTTTAATTTTGGGAAGACCGCCCAGGAATGGTTTGACTGGTGGATGTCTGATAAGCCTGTTGGAGATAAAGACGAGGCACAATTGGAACTGGAATTGACTGAGTATTAATAAGCAAAATTAATATTTTGAGAGGTATGTATGGATAAAGATTTTTCAAAAGGATTTATGCTTGATATAGCAGATTTGTTTGAATGTTGTGTAGAAAATAATACAGATAATGTCGATTTGATTTTTACTTTTAGAGATAAGGAATTGAGCGTGAATATTGCATTTTCAATTAAACAAAACTGACATTATTAGAATTTGATGGAGGCGTAAGATGGAGATAAGCATTTTTGAGCGAAATGGGAAGACATGGACAAGATTTAAAGTCAAAGTAACAAGTTTTTATCATCTAAAACAGTGAAATTTGGGTTTGCACATTGACAACAATATATTGGTTAGTGGATAATAAGTTTTGGAGGTGATACCTTGAGATTGATTGATGCAGACTCATTAATGATACGGCTCGAAAAACATTACAAAGAATGCGAAAGCAGTTACGAAAAAACGCAAGGTGATGCTTGGCTATATATGATGCAAGCATATTCCAAGGCAGTAAAAGAAGTCAATGAAAGTGAGACTGTAAGAACCACTGACCAATAACGGTTGGTGGTTTTTATTTTGAAAAACTGAAATAAATTGTGATTGAGGTAGAAAACGAAAGTTAAGCTAATGATATAGCGGCAACGATGGACGGGGAAGACATTGCAGAGAATGACCCGCATGAGTATGCTATATGGAATGTAACCCCATTAACTTAAAACTTTTGGGAATAAAAAAGAGCCTTGCGGCCCTGCCCGACGTTTTACAAAGGTGAGGAATTGCAACCTCACAAGGGTCTACTGGCGGCTTTGCGTTCCCTATTATTTAAATTGATTATAGCATTTTTTTGAGAATTACACAATAGCAATATTAGATTTTAAACGTACATTGAAAATTTAATATTGATTAGTGGAAATAAAATGTTGACATTGGGTGTACCCTATGTTATAATAAAGACAGTTAGGAAACATATTATAAAAAGAATTTATAAAATTAAGAAAAAGGGGTAAACACTATGACAACAATCAAAGGATTCGCAAATTACGGAGTATTGGCACATGAGAAGCAGATAATCTTCACTGTTTCGGGAAAACACCCACATGCAACTGTGAGTGAAGAAATTGAAATCACATTGCCAGACAAATGGGAAGTATCCCGGAATGAATTTGAGGAGCTGCTTATTGATACGCCGGAGGGTAAGACCTATATGGCTGACGAAATCATATCAAGTTGGGAAGATGAACCGGTATTAAGCTGGTATGATGAAGAAAATCATAGGATTACACTTGAATGGAAAACAATATGAAGGGGAACGCCGCAAGAAAGATGGCAGAAAAAAGCCGGATTAATTAGCAAGTCCTATAAGCTTAATAAAACGCTTGTAGAGGATTTTGCAAAAGCTTGTGAAGCGGCAGGAACAACGCAAGCCAAACAATTATCAAAAATGATGAAAGAATTTATTGAAGCCACTAATCAGTATTAGATTAGTGGCTTTTACGTACTATCTGAGCAGCGATGTAATGGAAATGATGGAAAGTGCTAACAAAGAACTTGGTAGACGTAGTGATTGAACGAATCAATACGCTGCCAATGGAAATGAAAGACAGCATAGACAATCAGAACGGATACATATTGCAACTCTTCTTATCCGGGAGTTACGGAGCGGTATTATGCACAGTCTACGCCACATACCATTCGTTCGGCAAGAGAAAGTGTATGTATAGAAAGGAAAGCCATGAGGACCAGGGACAAGAATTATAGTGACTATGGTATTACTGATGATGAAGCCAAGCGCATAAAAGAATACTGCCAGACCGCTAGCGTAGAAGATAAGCTTACATTGTTCCAGTGCGCCATATCCTCCGCTCCTGGCTTGGAAGTTGAGATATATGAGAGCCTTGTAGGTAACATCGGATATGACAAGCTGAGTAAGAGGAAGAACATACCAATTAAGCGGGATGATTTCTATGGGTATCAAAGAAAGACGCTCGATGAATACAGGCGGTTAATGACATTGTTTGGGAGGTGGAAAGGATGACAATTAGTCACATAAAGGAAAGCGAGTTATTAAGAATTGGTGATAGCATCCGTATCCTAAGAAAAAATAAGGGTTGGACGCAAAAAAAGCTTGCTAGCGAAAGTGGCATTCACGAAGTACAGATTCGCAGATATGAAAATAACCATTCACTTCCTAGAGATGAACAATTGCAAAAACTTGTAACTGCTTTAGGAGTAGAAAACGATTTTTTCACACGAATGGAGAATATGCAATATGGTAGGAATAAATAATTACATAAGAATAGGCAAGAGAATGAAACAAGTAAGAATAAAAACGGGTATTTCGCAAAAAGAAATGGCTATAAGACTTGGAATATCTTGCTCTTCTTACTCAAACTATGAAAATGAATACAGGGAACCAAGCATTAACTTGATATATTCATTTTGTAAAGAAGTTAATATGACGATAGATGAATTGATACGGATGGAGTTTATGACAGTTGATAAAAACTTCAAAATGAATATTAATACCGGAAAACAAATAAAAGAAGCAAGAGTAAAAGCAAAATTAACACAAGAAAAGTTGGCGCAAAAAGCAGGAATTTCTGTTTTTACCTTACAGAAATATGAATCAGGCGACAGAAATCCAAAGATAGAATCATTACAAAAAATAGCAAATGATTTTGGCATACCAATTACTAGAATTAAAAGTATGTAAAAATGGAGGGACGGTTTGATTGTCCTACTTATGGTAAAATTAGTATAGGACTATTATACCACATGGGGTAAAAACATGATTATTAATCTATTAAAGCGATGCTGTGAAAACTGTATTCATATTAATGCAAAAGCCGAAAATGAAACTGAATTATATAGAAACATGATGGATTCTAATATTACGAGAAAAACAACAGCAACCATATGGTGTTCACATATGGAAGTATGTAAAGAATACCGTGAGGCAAAAAGAAAAGATGAATCTTAATTCAATTATGAAAAAGCTCCAGCGCGCCATATTGCAGACCAGACTTGTAATCAAGATATCTACCAGCCAATTCTATAGCGAGGAACAGGGGCGCATGATAACCATATGGATATTAAGCACCCCTGTGCTACAGCAGGATAAGCATGGAGAGTGGAAAACCAGGGATTATGAGATACTGCGGAGTGCATCGGGGATTGAGATTGTGAAGTGCTTGCAGGAGATATGGGAGGCGGTGAAGGGATGGAAAAGATAAAATTGTTACCTTGTCCGTTTTGCGGCGAGAGTCCAGAAAAAATAAGAAATGGCGGATTGAAAGGCATACACTGTAGCAATCCGGGATGTATAGCATTTAATATACAAGCGTTTTATTGCCGTTGGAAAAAAGCTATACATGCATGGAACAGAAGGTATGATAAGGATGGTGGTTAAGTGGAACTTACACCGAAACAGAAAGCGTTTGCGGATTATTACATAGAATGCGGAAATGCGGCAGAAGCTGCGAGAAAGGCTGGTTATAGCTTACGGACAGCAGACGCAATAGGGCGTGAAAACTTACGGAAGCCTACGGTTTCTGCATATATCTCCGAGCGACAGAAACAGATTGATGATTGCCGCATAGCTGATGCCGCTGAAATACTGCAATATCTTACATCGGTTATGCGCGGAGAAGTAAAAGACCAATTCGGTCTTGACGCTCCTTTGGCAGAGAGGACCAAAGCGGCGGTGGAGCTGGCAAAGCGCAAGATAGATACAGATAAGAAGCAGGAGGGCGGCGGGATTACTATTGTCAACAACATACCAAGACCAGACAACAATAAATCTGACTGATGTAATCGCCCCTTCCTTCTATGGTGTTCACTGGGATATTATGGACGGAAAGCATACATATTATGACCTGTACGGAGGGAGAGGTTCCACGAAGTCCTCTTTCATATCTGTGGAGATTGTACTGGGTATGATGGATGACCCAGAGGCCAATGCTGTCATATTCCGAAAGTACGCTGTTACAATTGGGGAATCAGTCTTTGAGCAGATACAGTGGGCTATAGATGCGCTAGGCGTTACGGATTTATGGGAATCCCGTACAAGCCCATACAGATTCGTTTATAAGTCGACAGGGCAAAAGATAATATTCCGTGGACTTGACAAGGCGAAGAAAACAAAGTCAATTAAAGCTAGTAAGGGATACTTCAAATATTTGTGGTTTGAAGAACTGGACGAATTTGCAGGACCGGAAGAAATACGAACTGTTGAACAATCAGTGTTGCGCGGTGGAAGCAAGTTTGTTGTGTTTAAATCCTTCAACCCGCCTATCAGTCAAAGCAACTGGGCTAATCAGTATGTAAACACGCCGGATGATAGTGCATATAGACATAAAAGCGATTACCGTTCTGTGCCGGTTGAATGGCTGGGGGAAATGTTTATTGAGCGCGCTGAACATCTTAAAGCCACCAATGAGCGGGCATACAACCACGAGTATTTAGGCTTGACGGTTGGACTTGGTACAAATATATTTGATATGCTGGATGTACGGACAATCACAGACGAGGAAATTCAGAAATACCAAAGCATATACCAGGGGCAAGACTGGGGCTGGTTCCCGGACCCCAAAGCATTTATCCGGGCCGCTTACATACCAAACAAAGAATTGGTTGTGTTGCTTGATGAAATGGGTGGCTGTAAAATTCGTAACAGCAAGATGGCTGAGGATATACAGACGGCTGGGTACGATGATTATACAATCTATTGCGGTGTGGATGAAGAAGAAAGCATTATAGACTTCCGTGACGCTGGTTTACCGGCACGTAAAGCCATTGTAACACCAGGAAGCAGGAAATATACCTTTGAGTGGTTGCAGTGCCGTACAATCGTTATAGACCCGGCCCGCACGCCACGAGCATACAAGGAAATAATAGAGTATGAGCATGAGGTAGACGGAAACGGAGAAGTAATAGCGGATTACCCAGATGGAAATGACCACTGGATTGATGCTCTCCGTTATGCTACAAGCCCGCTATCAATGAGGAGAGGAAACAGCGCATGATTTATATATTGATTATAATTTATTTGTTAATTGGCACTATTGTTTCTGGGGCCATGCAAGTAAATGGAAAGCCTTCTTTGCTTCTATTGTTCTTCTGGCCGTTGACACTATTTTTTCTTCTAATCTTTGGCGCATTTAATCTTGCGTTTTTGATAGGCGAAAAAATAGCAGAAAAAATTGGGTGATTAAATGGGACTAATAACATGGGCTAAAAAGGTGATAGGAATGATATTCAAGAGACAGGCAGAAGAAGATTTCAACGTTGAATCAGTGGTATCCCCGGAGATGGAAAGCAAGATTGCAGAGTGCGCCAATATCTACCGGGGTATTCCCTATTGGGTGAATGCTGACGATAACGTTAAGACAATCAATCTTGCAAAGGCCATATGCTCAGAGACGGCCCGACTTGCTACCCTGGCAATCGGAATACAGATTGATGGGAGTGCGCGGGCGGCGTGGCTCCAGGAGCAGATTGACAAGATATATTTCCAGATTCGCCACTGGGTAGAGTATGGTATGGCCTACGGCACAATCATCCTTAAGCCCAATGGAAAGGGACTGGACATATTCACACCGATGGACTTTATTATTACGGATTGTGACAATGAAGGTATCTATGGGATTGTATTCAAGGATAGCTACAGCGAAAATGATAAGTATTATACCCGGTTTGAGTATCATCGGTTTGTCGAGGTCAAGGAGGGGGAAAACACCTATTACCCATATTACATATCCAATAGAGCTTATGTGTCTCAGTCTGCAAAAAGTGTGGGGGAACCGATAGCATTAAACAGGACTAAGTGGTCCGACTTACTTCCAGATACACCGCCTATACTCAAGGCTAACAATGATAAAATAGACGGCCCCATGTTTGGTGTACTCCGCACTCCACAGGCTAACAATTTGGATATCTCATCACCTTTGGGATTGCCAATGTTTGCCGAGGCCATAGAAGAATTAAAGGACCTGGATGTGGCATATAGCCGGAATGTAGGTGAAATATTTGACAGTGAGAAAATCATATTAATTGATGACCAATTAATGCTTGGTGATGGAACTAATTTAAAACGTCTAGGAGTAAATAAAGTTAAATTACCACATTATGTAAGAAACGTATTTGGAAATAGTAATGGGGAATTTTACCATGAGATTAATCCATCATTAAATACTGATACCAGAATAACCGGAATTAATAACTTACTTTCTTTCCTGGGATTTAAGTGTGGATATTCCAACGGATATTTTGTGCTTGATGAAAAAACAGGTATGGTCACAGCAACACAAGTAGAAGCTGATGACCGCCGCACTATCCAGTTAATCAAGGATGTGCGCGACAAATTGGAAAGTTGCCTTGATGGCGCAATATATGCGCTCGATGTATATGCTGACCTGTACGGACTGGCACCCGCCGGAAACTACGAAATAACATATGATTTTGGGGACATTACATATAACCGTGAAGAGGACCGGGCAAGATGGTGGCAGTATGTTGTGCAGGGGAAAGTGCCGGCCTGGATGTATTTTCAGAAGTTTGAGGGATTGTCTGAAGAAGATGCAAAGGCTATGGTACAGGAAGCACAGCCGAAGGAAGGTCCAATGCTATTTGGGGAGGAATAATATGGAAACATTAAAATTCAATGTAGATAAACAGCATATCGTAAATACTTCTCCGCATCCATATCTTGTAGCAGGAACACAAAACTACCTCGAATGTGATTTCCAATTCGATGCATCATGGGTTGGATATAACAAGGTAGCTGTGTTTGAACAGAAGTACTATGTTCCTATATTTGGTAATCGATGTCGCGTCCCGGATGATGTGGCACGGTTAAAAAGATTCTCCGTAAGGATAGTTGGGGAAAAGAAGGATGTAAGGATTGTAACGGATTTCGCAGTAATAGACCAGAGGTGAAAATACATGTATGCTAATAATTTGGATGATGCGTTTTCCGTATTTGCATCAGGCACAACAGAAGAATGGGTAAAAAGTGATAAATACATGGATTATCCAAAATATCACGATGAAGATTATACCTACATCGAAGGACGTACAATTGGTGACATTGCTGCGCAGATATCAGTGCAGGGAGAAGCATACAGCCAGTATATATCTTTTATGATGGATAGATACTATGATGGCATTGATTTGATGGGAATGTCTATATGGATACACTATGAATTAAAAGATGGAAGCGGCAGCGAAGATAGTCCAGTGAATGTAATGTATAACGATAGTACTATCAGATTTAATTGGATTGTACCAGAAAAAGCAACGCAACAGTCAGGAGACATTAAGATTGGCGTATGGGTAAATGGTACAGCGCCGAATACCAAAGCGTATATATTAAAAACAGAAGAAAAGATATATACAATACATTCGGGGTTAATTCCAGGGTCTGGTATTACACAGCCAGACCAGAATTGGTTTGAAAATTTTGTTGAGCAAATGGATAGTAAGGTATCCACTGCCCAGGGCCATGCCAATGATGCCCAGGCCAGTAAGACAGCCGCCGCCGGTTCTGCCGCGGCGTCTGCCCAGTCAGCTACCGCCGCCGCCAAAGCACTGGAGGATAACAAGGTATACGTGGAGAGCCAGAAGGCTGCTTTCGTAGGCTACAACAAGCGTGAGACGGACCTTAAATACGCCAATGCCCTTATCGGCTCGGCATCCGGCACCACGCAAGTCACAGTGGACGACGCGTGGGAGGCGCCGATACCCGGCCTGGAGATAGCCGGTAAGAGTGAGCAGGGAGCAGACCCCAGCCCGGAATATCCACAGGAGATTGTGAGTACGGATGTCACGGCGGTGACAGTGACGGGAGCTAATCTGTTCGACGACACCACGTTAATGGCTTACGGAAATACGACTTTTGTACTTTCTGCTGATAGGAGACAAGTTACGATAACTGGTGATAAAAATTATGCTTGTGCGGAATCAGACACACCAGCACAATTGATTGCTGGAAAAAACGTCACAGTGTCGTGCAACATAAGTAATAAAAATTCAGAAGTACCTGTGGAATTTCAACTATATATCGAATTTCCGGATGGCACAAAAAATTATTTGCATCATAAGTCTTCGGGCAGTAAAACATTTTCAATTCCAGATAACATAACGAAAGCGACATTTAAATTATTTGTTAATCTCAAAAACGCAAATTTAGATTCCAAAAATACTGTTGTGTATTCAGATGTTATGGTTAACATTGGCACTACACCCCTTCCATGGGAACCCTACCAGTCCAAGACCGCATCCATCACCCTCACGAAGCCGTTACGAGGTATCGGGGATTACAGGGACGAAATAACCATGACCAATCGGATTGACCGGTGTATGGAACTGACATTTGACGGAAGCGAGGGTTGGGGCGTCTACACTAGTGGTAGCCGCACAGGATTTTCGGCAATTAATGTCCTCCCGATATCAATGAATAATCGGAATGGAATATGTAATCAAGCACTAGTCGGAGGAAATGAAGAAGTTGAGCGGATTATTTTAGGGAGTAATAATCAAAATCTATATTATTTTTACTGTCCATTTTACGATGCTACAGTAGCCGACAAGGGCCTCTCTGCCTGGAAAGCCCACCTTGCTGCCCATCCACTTAAGGTAGTCACTTACCTGGATACCCCGGTAGAGACAGACTTGGGGGCAGACACCATAGCAGCACTTGCGGAGTTGACCACCTACAAAGGACGGACAACCACCACAGTGACTGCGGAGGGGCCGGAGCCGGACGTGGCGGTGGAGTATGTACAAGATACAAATGTTGTGATTGCTGAATTAAAAAAACTAATAGAAGGAATACAGAATGTTGAGTCCTAATTATCTCCAGCATATAGCTGATGGTTCCGAAGAAATAGCCTCCCAGCTTCATACATACATTATCCGTCAGATAATAGACCGCATGATGATACGCATAGGCCGCGGCGATGATTACCTGCTCACCTCCTCTGACCGATGGCGAATACAGATATTGCAGGATGCAGGATATCTGCTGGAGGACATAACGGCAGAGTTATCCAAAATCACTAATCGACAGGAAAAAGAAATCAAGGCCGCAATGGAAGAAGCTGGAGTCAAGGCCCTGGAATACGACCATAAAATATATGAGGCTGCTGGTTTGTCTCCAACACCGCTTACACAATCTCCGCAGCTTATTAGGCTAATGGAACGAAACATGAATGCCACTATGGGGGAATGGGAAAACTATACCAGAACCACCGCAGAAGCCGCACAGAGGCTTTTTATAAACGCATGTGATAATGCATACCACCTTGTATCTTCTGGGGCTGTATCGTACACACAGGCTGTCAAAGAGGCAGTTAATAATGTGGTATCGGGCGGAGTGATAGTACACTATCCTTCGGGCCATAAAGACACCATAGAAACTGCCACAGCGCGCGCAGTACGCACCGGAGTAGCCCAGGCCACGGGAGATATCTCTATTAAGCGTATGGAAGAAATGGATTGGGATATCATACTGGTGTCGGCGCACATCGGGGCCAGAACCGGGGATGGAGGGCAGAATCCAGGAAATCATTTATGGTGGCAAGGGCAGTTTTACAGCAGGACTGGAAAGGATAAGCGCTTTCCTCCATTTTCCCAGACTGGATACGGAACTGGTGAAGGGTTATGTGGATGGAACTGCCGTCATTCCTTCGGAAGCGGTGATGGGGTAAACAATCCATACAAAGACATCCAAACCGCAGACAATTACAAGGTTGAGCAGCTGGAGAAGCGGCAGCGAACGCTTGAACGGCGCATCAGAAAGGCAAAACGCGAGGTCATGGGGATGCAGGAGGCCGTGGATAAATGCAAGGACGAATCAGTTAAATTTGATATGAAGTTAGACCTTGACCACAAGTCGTATCTGTTACAGCGGCAGAATAAGGCATATAACGAATTTTGCAAAGAGAACGACTTACGCACCCAGCAAGAACGGCTACAGATTGCCAGATGGAACCGGGAGCAGGCGGCAAAGGCCAGGGGAGCAGCGCGGCGGTATCAGAATGCGAAAGGAAAAGAAGAATGAGCAGATGGAAATTATTCAACCCTAATCCACGCAATCAGCGTGTGGGGGATTGCCCCATCCGGGCTATAACAAAAGCCCTTGACAGCGACTGGGAAACGGTATTTGCTGGTGTAACTGTCTGCGCCTGTGCTTTATCTGATATGCCATCTGCAAACCATGTATGGGGGTCCTACCTACGTCAAAATGGGTTTAAACGGTACATAGTGGATGACCACGGACAAGATGTATACACGGTCGAGGACTTTTGCCAGGATAATCCTATAGGAACGTACATCTTAGCAATTACAGGGCATGTGGTGTGTGTGCAGGATGGTTATTACTGGGACACATGGGACAGCGGTCAAGAAATACCAATATACTACTGGGAAAGGCGATAATTTATGGAAACATTAAACTCTATTATGGTTGTATGCGGTTGGATTATTACTCTTGGAGGCGCAGGAGCCGTAATATACAAATTGTTGCATCCGGCATTTAAGCTAAAAAATCGAGTTGATAAATTAGAAATAAATGTGGAAAATGATTATAAATCTATCAAAGAAATAAGAGATATGCAATCTCTTTTATGCCAAGGAATGATAGCATTAATTGATAATCGTATAACCGGTAACAACATAGAGGGTTTAAAAAAAACCAAAGAAGCTATGATAAAGCATTTGTCAGAAGGTATTTAAGGAGCGTTGCGTTGAAGGTATATGACTTTACAGTGCCAGAACTAAACTATTTTCGTACATATTGTAACTTTACGGATGAAGAACGGGCACTGTTTGAGTACCGGGCCAAGAACTATCCTTTGGAGTATTGCGCTGAATTAATGAATGTAAGTGTATCCACAGCAAAGAGATTGAGCAGAAAAGTAAACAACAAAATAATCCGATTATGTTGATACTTGCGTGATACTTTTATAAGTCTTTGACGACCTGTCAAGGGCTTATTTTTTATGGGATAATTGGATTATAAAAGAACGGAGGGGATATAATGCCGCAATCATTTATCAATCCAAACTATCTGAATACATATCCAAACGCATATCCGTATCAACCGCAGATGCAACCACCTATGGACCGATTGCAGCAGCTACAGGCACCATACCAAATGCCGCAACAGACGCAGGTTTCACAGGTCCCGCAGACCAACCAGGGAATATTATGGGTGCAGGGTGAAGCCGGGGCAAAGTCGTATTTAGTAGCTCCAAGCACATCCATATTACTGATGGATAGCGAAAATGAGTACTTTTATATTAAAACAACAGATGCAGCAGGTATGCCAACACTCCGCACTTTTGAATATAAAGAGATTGTTAATGGACGGAAAAAGGAATCTACATCGGCTGAAAATCTGGATGAAAAGTATGTTACCAGAAATGAGTATCAGGATTTAAAGGCAAAATATGATGAATTATATGGACTTTTAGAAACCAGTACAGCACCAACAGGAAAGGGGAAGTAATATATGAATCCATTATTTAACATGTTAGGTGGAATGGGTGGAGGTAGCCCAATGGGAGGAATGATTCCTGGGATGGGCGGAGGAAACAACCCCATGCAGATGATACAGAAATTTATGGAGTTTAAAAACAATTTCAAGGGAAACCCTCAAGAAGAAGTACAGAAGATGCTACAGTCCGGCCAGATAACTCAGCGGCAATTAGACCAGGCCCAGCAAATGGCCCGGCAGTTTCAGCAGATGCTTAATGGCATGAAAAAATAGTACATAAATCAATGCGCATGATTTTGTAAATATATTTTAAAGGAGTAGACAATTATGGATTCAAGCTATAGTTTAGCAGACATTGCCGCCGCTACAGGAGGAACAAACCGCAACAATGATGGCTTTGGAGATGGCGGCGCATGGTGGATTATTATACTGTTCTTATTTGTTTTCTGTGGCTGGGGCAATGGAAACGGCTTTGGAAACAATGGAGCAGGAGGTGCAGGATTGCAGGGATTAGCAACACGTGCAGACATCAATGAGGGATTTGCCCTCAACGGAATCGAAAATGGTATAAGGGGTATTCAGTAGGGCATTTGTGATAGCACGTATGCGCTGAACAACACCATTACCAGCGGTTTCAGCGGAGTGGACCGTAGCTTATGCCAGATGGGCTATCAGCTCCATGATTGCTGCTGCCAGACACAGCGCGCAATTGATGGTGTAAATTATAACCTGGCTACACAGTCATGCGATACCAGAAACACCATTCAGACCGCAACTAGGGATATTCTGGACAACAACAACAGCAATACAAGAGCTATTCTTGACTTCTTAACTCAGGATAAGATTTCTACCTTACAGGCGGAGAATCAAACCCTTAGATTCCAGGCAAGCCAGACTGCCCAGAACGGATTTATTGATGCAGTTGGTAACTCAATCGTTGCACAGCTTCGTCAGCCGCAGCCCGTACCGGCTTATACGGTTCCAGCGCCATATCCATATGCCTCTAACTGTGGTTGTGGATGCAATACTGGATGCGGGTGCTAATGAGAAACGAACAGTTTTACGATTATCTTGCTCTGTATGCAACTGCATTGCAAATGATAAATTTGCTTTTGATTGTTGGTGATGTGTCAAATAATGATATTATGGAAGCATTGCAACAGGAGAATAAGGAATACATGGAAAAGATTATCGACCAAAACAACCGCATATTGCGTATCTTGTCCGAAAAGGACATGTCTACTGAACAGTAGTATTACACACATGGAAGGGTAGGCACAGGCTTGCCCTTCTGTGCATATAAGGAGGATTTTATTATGGCAGATTTTGTAACTGCTGGAACACAGACTGTTGAAGTCAATGCAAGCGTTCTGTTTGCAGCAAACCGGATATATTCTTGCAATTGTCCAAATATAAGGCATGAGGCACTCTCTGGTAGGGTAGTTTTGCTTCCTGGCCTGTACCGCGTAGGATTTAACGGAAACTTTTCCACAGCCGCAGCAGGTGACGTTATTTTTGAAGTACAGCAGGACGGCGAAGGCATTCCCGGTGCAAGAATCCAGAACACAGTTGCCGCCGGCGCAACAATCAATGGAGCGGCAACTGTAGAAGTAAGGGTGTGCAAACCATGTTGTGCTACCCTATCAGTAAAAAACGTTGGAGCCACAGCAGCGACAGTATCAGACGCTAACCTTGTTGTTAGCAGAATAGGTTAAGGGGGTAATGCTATGAGCTATAAGATGATGCAGAATATCCATGAAGAACTGGATAAGATTGCGGAAAAGGGCCTGAACACTAGCAACCTTGAAACCGCATACAAACTGATAGACATGTGGAAAGACATGGAGAACGTGGAGTACTGGAAGTGCAAAAAAGAGTACTACAATCAGGTAATGGACGAAATGGACGGTGGAGAATACAGCGAAGCGCGCCGCAAGCGCGACAGCATGGGACGTTATAGCCGTGCTGATGGAATGTCGCAGGACTATGATAATGACAGCTCCTATCGCGGCACACGTGGAAAACATTACGTTAGAGAACACTACAGCCGTGCGAACGGTCCGGCCTATGACGACTACATGAATCAGAAGCAGAGCTACAGAAGCGGCGGGAAAGATGAAGATTGCAAGCGGCGTATGCTTGCAGCTTTGGAAGAACATATGGACGAACTGACAGAAGAATTAGGCGAAATGTCCAAAGATGCCGACTGCCGGGAAGAAAGAGAAACCATGAAAAGGTATATTGAAAAGCTTCGTAATATGATGTAATAAATTGGCGGTGGGTAAAACCTACCGCCTTTAAAAAATGTGGGGACGATTATTTTTTTTGAATAAGTTAAAATGAGAGTAGGAATAAACAGAAAGGACTAAAGCATGGTAAAAAACGGTTGGGTATACTGCCCTATATGTAACAATAAGACCAGGACAAAAATTCGGCCTGATACAGTAGCGAAAAACCTTCCGGTATTTTGCCCTGTATGCAAGAATACATCCATAATGAATATTGCAAAAGGAATAGCAAGTGATATGGAAAATGGCGGTTTATCACCTGCCACATAATAATTAGAGCCAGACGCCAGACGCAGAGCCAAACAGATTACAGCAATGTAGTTTGTTTGGCTTTTTCTTATATTTGACCTCCCTCCTATAGCACATGTCCTTAAAAGAAACAGGTTCTAGCGCATAGCGTGAACAGCCTGGAGGTTGAAAAGCGGATGCAATTTCCGGCATGTGCGTTTTTGGACAAGTCAAGTCCTACAAAATGGCAACCGTTGGTGGACGGTTACACACCTACAAATAACCTAATAACGGAAAAGGAGAATCATCAATGAAAACCGAAGAATTAAAAGCGCAGGGATTGACAGAGGAACAGATATCTTTTGTCATGGCTGAAAATGGAAAAGACCTTAAAAAGTTGCAGAAAGAAAATGACAATCTGACATCCGAACGGGATACCTGGAAAGAAAAAGCAGAAGCAGCAGAAACAACGCTGAAAGGCTTTGAAGGGGTTGACCTTGAGACGATGCAGAAAGAACTGTCTGACTGGAAACAAAAGGCAGCAGATGCAGAAAAGAATGCCCAGGAACAGCTCTATGAGCGTGATTTTTCGGACGCTCTGAAAACGGAATTTGAAGGTATTAAGTTTTCTAGCGAAGCGGCTAAGCGTGCAATTATGGCAGAAGTCAAGGCAGCCGGATTAAAACTTAAAGATGGTAAAATCCTGGGGCTGAATGACCTTTTGTCCCAAATGAAAGAAAAGGACGCTTCGGCATTTATTGATGATGCGCAGCAACAGGCACAGCAGAACATGGCGAGATTTACGGCGCCGATAAAAGGAACGACCGGAGGAGCGCTGACAAAATCAGATTTTAAGGGTATGAGCCTGGATGCAAAAATTGAATTAAAACAGAAAAATCCAGAACTTTACAACAATTTGAAAGGATAATGAATTATGCCAAGAACAGGAACATTCGGAGGGTTTGCATTTGACCCGGAAGTATTTGCTGATTACATGGCGGAGCAGCCTACATGGAGCAATGCAATTATCGCCTCGGGCATATTGCAGCAGGATAGCACCATTATGAACCTTATCGGGTCCGAAGGTAATGTTGCAACACTTCCATTTTACAAAGCAATGGACATTACGGATTACGAACCATATAACAATGATGGAAACACAAATAACACCCCGAAGGAGATTAGCGGCGGGAAGCAGACTACCATGCTGATACAGAGAATGATGGCATGGAAAGCACAGGATTTTACACAGGAGCTTACCGGGGCTGACCCGATGCAGCATATTGCAAACAGCGTTGCCGATTACTATCGTCAGGTTTGGGAAGCAGAACTCATGAATATTGTAAACGCGGTCATGAAACTTGATACAATTAAGGACCATGTTTATGACATTTCGCTTTCTGATGGGAGTAGTGTTGCAGATGCCAATAAGATTGATGAAACAACCATGATTTATGCACAGCAGAAAGCACTCGGCGACATGGCTAATGGGTTTGGAATTGCAATCATGAACTCACTCATATTTGCGAGATACCAGGCTATGGGGATGGTGAACTACAATAAGTACACAATCCAGAATGCATTGACATCAGAAGTCAACCTCCCGACAATTAACGGTCTTATCCCGGTAGTGTCAGACCGATTTACGGTTGATACCAGTGGAGAAGTCCCGAAATACATAACTACAATCGTGGGACAGGGAGCTATACTGACAGCTGAAAAGACCAATTACAAGGAACCTTACTACGCGGATTATGACGCGGAGACTAAGGCTGGTATTGAAAAACTGTATACCAAGGAAGGGCGCGTGCTGCATCCGAACGGCTTCAATCTCAAGGTTGCAAGCATTGCTGGGGAATCCCCGACCAAGACGGAACTTGGAAACAAGGCTAACTGGGAGCTTGCATACAAGGCAAAGAACATCCGTATCGGTCAGATTATTTCCAACGGATAAGGTGTACAGTATGAGGTTTACAATCATTGACGGACTGCCTTACATGGTATCAAACGGTAGGCTGTACCCGGTCGACATCAAGGATGGTAAGGTGACATACAGCAAGGAACAGTCATCCATGACGGATTCCATGGGGGAATATACCCTCGCAGAAGTCATGGCAAAATGTATTAAGCTGTGTAGCATTAAAAGAAAAAGGCAAGCGGCAGAGTGAGTGAGGAATCAATATGGCATATGCAGACTATGAGTTTTACACAACAAAATACTACGGCAGTTCCATACCGGATTCCCAATCATTTGATAAGCAGGCAGAACGGGCAAGCGACTTCCTTGATAAAATAACATTTGACAGATTGGTTGACGGCCTCCCAGATAATGAACGAGTGCAAACCAAAATCAAGAAAGCCGTATGTGCATTAGCTGATAAACTGTATGGTTTGGAACTGGCAGAAAAACAGGCGCTATCTGCCGCCGCGGGAAGTATAACCAGCGGGACCGGCGGCGCAACCACAGGCGTTATCACGTCAAAGTCATCCGGTTCCGAATCAATCAGCTATGCATCCCCGTCAGAAATAGCTAACGGAGCTAAAGCCTGGAGTGATATATATTCTGCGGCGGGGAATAAACAGGAAACAAATAATCCCCTGTATGATACTGCAAAGGTGTATCTGATGGGAGTAAGAGATAACGAAGGGACACCGCTTTTATATGCAGGATTGTAAAGTGAACATTCTGGGGACAGAATGGGAAATAAAGTTCGGCGATGAAAGTCAATACCCAAACCTAGAAGGAATTGACGGCTATTGCGATTCATCCATAAAAGAAATAGTTGTGAATGACATGAAGAAAAGCGAAGGAAGAACTTGGGCAAAAGAAAATCTGAAAGAATATCAAAGAATCTGTCTCCGGCATGAGATTATCCATGCGTTTATGGAAGAATCTGGGCTGTCTGGCAATTTTGAGCATAAGTCAATAGGGATTGAAGAAACCACGGTTGACTGGTTTGCCATTCAGTTTCCTAAGATTTTCAAAGTATTCAAGGAATTGAATTTACTCTGATTCCAGAAAGGATAAGAAATGGACATTACAACATTGGGAACATGTGTAGCTATTGTGGCTCTGAGCTATGTGGTTGGTCTTGGATGCAAGGCTGCAAAGAAAATACCGGACGAATGGATTCCGGTTATTATGGCTGTTGTGGGTGGTGTTCTTGGCGCGCTTGGTATGGGAACTATACCAGACTTCCCGGCATCGGACTACATCACGGCCGTAGCAGTTGGAGCTATGTCTGGCCTTACGGCTACGGGAATTAACCAGATGTATAAGCAGGCTAAGAAATGAGTAACTACCGAAACCGCAGAAATTATGAAAATCTGGAGCGCCAGATATTTGACGGCGTGGGAAAATACGGAATACCGCAGATAGAACCAGTAACCTACGAGAAAGGCTGTGAATGGATTGGTTTCAACTATGCCAAGACTTGTAAAGAGCCTGAAAAGAAAGGTGTACATTTCTTCCTTGATGATTACCAATTCAATAGGTTATGGACGGATGTTGACCGATACATACCCATGTTACAAAAATTCCGTTATGTAATGTCTCCAGACTTTTCCACCTACACAGACTTTCCAAAAGCTATCCAGATATACAATCATTATAGAAAACATTGGGTAGGCGCATATCTGCAAGAGGCAGGGATACAAGTTATTCCCACGATTTCATGGAGTACGCCCGACAGCTTTGAATGGTGCTTTGACGGAGAGCCACAGGGTGGTGTTGTGGCGGTATCGTCTTTAGGCGTGATGAACAGCAAAGAAAAGAAAGAGTTGTTTCTGATAGGCTACAAGGAAATGGTACGGCGCATTTGCCCGGACACGATTATCTTTTATGGTTATGTGCCAGATGAGTGCATGGGGAATATCGTGAGGGTACGAGCGTTTACAGAAAAGTTTAATGAGGTGTTGTGCAATGGGTGGTAGAGGTGGGGCGAGTGGATTATCTGCTAAAAACCAGAAAATTTCTTTCAAAGGATTGCCAACTTTAAAGGGTTCAGAAAAGCAAGTTAAATGGGCCGAACAAATCAGAAATAATGCTATTGATACTATCAATAGAAATATTGATTTAGCTAATGAAAGGATAAAGAAGTATCCCAGCGCTCAAAAAAAATATCAAAATGAAATTGAATCTTTGCAAGAAATAGGTAAACAGCTAAAAGAAGTATTATTAAAAGTATCTAATGCTTCTCAAATTATTGAAAAACGTCACATATTTGACTCATCTAGAATATTGGATGAAGCATCAAAAGTTGAACAAAGAAAAAAGAAACGATAACAGGTGGTGAATATGTACAATGCCACAGTGACAGTTTTTAATTACTACGAATCATCCACAACAGGTGTTGGTATTTGGTATCCCCATGTATTATCTGGCGTTGACCTTAATACTGACAAAGGCGCAATACTAAAAAAGTATGGGCCAGACAGCACGGATAATGCCGAATTACACATAGTTTACGAATTACAAGACGGTAAACAGATAATCCGCAATGTAGACGGTAAAGAATTGCCGTGGCTCCCTCCGAAGAAATGGAGGCGGCAGGTAAATGATTTGTTGGACGATACCATTACCTTTGATGCATCGGATGATTGTTTTTTCTGGGAAGGGGTATGGGATAGTGGTTCGGTAAACGATGAAGATTATCGTGGCGGGTTTTATGCCTATATGAATAATCAGTATGACTTCGTATATTTGGTATCCTCTGTTGGAGGTCCATACTCTGTGATTCCTCACTTTGAGATATTGGGTAAGTAGTATGACAAGTAAATCGACACATTTTAAAGGCTTTTCCATTATTGATGCTGACATCAAAGTACAGTTCAATTTGTCACGGTTTGATAAACAATTCCAGCGTGCGCAGTATGAGCTTGACGGAAATGTCATGAATAGTATGGTCACTTTTATGCCTATGATTACAGGCAATTTTGTGGATGTTACCAGAGCCGCAAGCGCTGCAATACAAGGAATTGGAAAAGTATATGCTGCCTATGGACCTGCTGGTCATTTTTTATATTGGGGTAAAACTATGGTTAGCCCAGTGACGGGCAGTACATGGGCAAAAAAAGGCGAAAAGAAAGTGCTGGTTAGCCAGTATAGCGGAAAAACCAAAGCAAAAGAGGATTTACAGTATACCAAAACAGCGCATCCTAAGGCACAGGCTAAATGGTTTGATGCGGCCAAAAAGGCAGACGGTAAATCATGGATAAAGCAAGCCAAGAAAACGGCTGGAGGTGGAAAGCGTGGGTGATGAACGAAAACCAATAGGAAAAGATGCAAGCGGATATGATGTGTTGACAATTGCTGTAAAGGCTTTGCTTAATCAATTCCCCGGTTTGTATGAAAATGAAACCGTTAAGTTTGAAGAATTGGGTGAGGATAGTGGGATTGCATTTTCGGCAGATAATGGAGCCTTAATCTTTTCTGAGACTGAGGATATACTAGGTGGAGTGCGCCAGACCTGCCAGTATCCCTTCTATATTATATACCGTACATCATCCACAAAAGAGCGTCAGAAAATGAGCATACAGGAATTTCTTGATACGTTCGGAAAGTGGCTGTGTCGTGAGCCGGTTGTGATTGATGGGAGTGAGGAACGATTATCAAATTATCCCACATTATCCCAAGGAAGAAAGATAACCAAAGTTACCCGTGACAACTCTTATGGCCTGGAACCGCAGGAAAGTGGTGTGCAGGATTGGATACTTCCAGTATCGATAGAATATAAATATGATTTTGAAAGATGGTAGAGCCAGACGCTAAGACGCAGAGCCTTGTGTGATGGCTCTATTTTTATTTGAAAGGAGAAAAACAGTGGCAACATGGACTTATGCCGATGGAGAGGCAAAAAGAAAAGATTTTATGGTCTTTTGGATAACGGATGGAAACGCCACAAATATCACAAAAGATAAACTTGAGATTATTGGAAAAGGCGTTGAGGATATGCCAATTTCGATGAATCCAGATACGGAAGAAAGCCAGGATGTGCTTGGAAATAATAATTATGATATCACCGGCTATTCGGAAAGCATGACAGTTGACCCAACCAATGTATCGGGTGAGAGTAAATACGCCCAGAAGATAGATACGCTCATGGAGGAAAGAGCAACTCTGTCAGATTTGAGATTGAAATATCTCTGTGTAAAGCGATACAAAACCGATAGTACCGGAAATATGCGTGCATGGGTGCAGGAGGGTGTTGTTGAGTTGGGAGACTTTGCAGGAGGCCTGAAAGGTGTTTCTGCAACGCATACGGTGCACTATGTAGGTGATAGGACTCTTGGCGCTGTAAACCCTACAACGATGACTTTTACGGCTGATGGAGCTTCTTTGTCAGAGTAAAGGAGGATAAATTATGCCTAATATTCCAATAAATATTGAAAGCCCAGTTAAATACTACGATTTTACGGACCAGCATGGAGATGTGCTGGCAACTTTCAAATTTGTTCCAACCGACCTTGACATATTCGAGCGGCAGCAGAATGTGTATAAAGCATTCGAGGATATGTGGATGGAATTAAAAACAACTCTTGATAACAAGAAGAAGGAAGAAATGTCGTTAGAGATAATTAATAAATATGCAAAGTCGCTTCAGGAAAAATTTGATTATCTATTTAACGCAGACACTTCTGGCTTCTTCAAAATCGCCAGTCCATTTACCCCTATGGAAAATGGCGACCCTTGGGCGCTGGTGATACTTGAGAGTGTTAAAAAAATTATAGAGCAGGAAACGGGTAAAAATTTCACGGAAATGGAAAGTAAAGCCGGGAAATATACACAACAGTATAATGATGGTCCTGGGAAATATCCATTTCCTGTTAAATGAGCGCAGCGTGGTCCCTCCCATATTCTCTCTCTGTTAATGGAATAGACTATGAAATCCGTGAGGACTTCCGGGCAATATTAGATATTTTATCAGCCTTTGCGGATGAAGAATTGTCTGACCCAGAGAAAACACAAGCAATGCTTGAAATTCTTTACTGGCCCGTTATCCCGCCTCCGCAGGATTTAACAGAAGCGGCAGAAAAAGCATTATGGTTTATCGACTGTGGTGTGGTGCATGAAGATACTCCATCACCGCGCGTAATTGACTGGGAACAGGACGCAGGAATTATTTTCCCGGCGGTTAACAGGATTGCAGGGTTTGAAACACGCGGATGCCAGATAATCCATTGGTGGACTTTCTACGGATGGTTCATGGAAATTGGGGACGGATTGTTTTCTCAGGTCCTTTCTATCCGGCAGAAACTGTCAAAAGGGAAGCGCTTAGAAAAGTGGGAGCAGGAGTTTTTACAGAACAATAAAAAGCTATGTGAACTTGAAAAATCCACTGACAAATCTAAAGAAGAATTTGATTATTTTGCAGAGTTGCTAAAGTGAGGTGATATCTTTGCAACCTGATGGAACTGTATTAATAGATACTAAAATCAAAACGGATGGTGCAAAAACAGGAAGCGAAGATATCAAAAGAACGCTATCCGGCACAATGGATTATATAAAATTGCTACCTCAGGCTTTTAAGGATATTCCAGGCATTATGAAACATACATTTTCATCTGCTTCTAAATCCATACAAAGTCTTGCTCCAAGTGTGCGCAATTTGCAAGATGAAGTGGACCGGTATAAAGATGCGTTGTATTACGCTGAAAAAGCCGGTTATGGACTTGGAGATGCACCATATGATAAAGCATTTGCGGGATTGCAGCGGGCCCAAAAAGCCATGCAGGATTACAAGAAAAATTTGCTTGGTGTTGATAATGAGCAAAAGAAAGCAAGTAAAAGTGGAAGCAAGCTCAATAAATCATTAAAAGGTACCGAGAAAGCATCCCGTGGCGCACGAATTGGATTGGGCCGAATGCTTGCAACATCTATCTTATTTAGTACCGTATTCCGTGCCATTTCCGCAGTAACGGGCGGATTAAAAGAAGGTATGGATAATCTGGCCCAGTATTCAGATGATACCAATAAAGCGTTATCCATATTGATGTCCAGTATGACCCAGCTTAAAAATTCTTTTGCTACAGCCTTTTCCCCATTGGTTGAGTACGCGGCCCCGGCCCTGGCCCAGTTCATCAATTTGTTATCCCAGGCCGTTACCTGGACGGCGCAACTGCTGGCGGCATTAACTGGCAAGGATACATTTGTCAAAGCAGTTAAAGTACAGCAGGATTATGCGGACAGTCTGGATAAGACCAAAGACGAAACCAAAGATGCAGCCAAAGAAACAGAAAAGGCATTAGCACCATTTGATAAGCTGATACAGATAACAACAGGAAAGAAAAAAAGCGAAGATAAGAACGAGCTTAAACCAGAGGATATGTTTACCACCGAGGAAGTATCCAACGATATTAAGTTGCAGGCCGAAGCGATAAAGGATACGCTCGGGAAACTGTTCGACCCGCTTAAGGAATCGTGGCTTGAAAATGGCCCGCAGGTAATGAGTTCGTTGCAAAACACATTCTCTGCTATTAAGCAGCTTGCAAGTGATGTAGGCGCATCGTTTATGCAGGTGTGGAATGTAGAGGGATATGGGAAAGCAATCACGGATGATTTACTAATTACTTTTGCAAATCTGGTTGATACAGTTGGTAATCTAGTTACAAACTTTGATAAGGCGTGGGTATCTGGCGATACTGGTACAAACATTTTAAGGCACCTTGGGGATATTATTCTTGAAATAACAGGATTTTTCCGTCAGGCATCAGAAAGTTTGAAAGAATGGTCTGCGGATTTGGATTTTTCACCTTTGCTGGAAAGCTTTGACAGAATTTTAATTTCTGTAAAACCTATTGTATCAGATGTTGGAAACTTGCTATTGTGGTTTCTTAACAATGTACTACTTCCGATTGCAAAATGGGGAGTAGAACAAGCGTTGCCAACCGTATTTGATTTAATTGCGGCCGCCCTAAAAGCAATACATAGTGTGATTGATGCACTGAAGCCATTGGGGATATGGTTATGGGAAGAATTTTTACAGCCATTAGGAGAGTGGACCGGGGCAGTTATCATAGCTGCATTAGAAAAAGTCGTAGAATGGTTGACTAAATTTTCGGATTGGGTAAGTCAAAACCAGACATTGGTGGAAAATATTACACTTGCAGTGCTGGCATTTTTTGCGGCGTGGAAAGTCACGACATTAGTAATGAATATCTCATCAATGATTAGTAGCATAATGAATTTAATTACAATAGCATTAAATCCGCTTAATTTAATATTTTTAGCTATTGTAGCAGTAATTGCAGCGGTTATATATATAGCAGCACAAGTAGCTAAAGCATGGGATAAAATGACACCAGGAGAACAATTGGCAGCCAAAATTATTGCAGTTGCTGGAGCTATTGCTTTAGTAGTAGCCGCGATTGGAGCGTTTTTACATGACCCATCAATGCTATTAATTGCAGGAGCAATTGCGGCGATAGCTGGATTTACAGAATTAGGGATTGCATCATCTGCAATGAAGCGTGGCAATTCACATTCTGGTGGAGGTAGGCCATTTAATTCAATGTCTGCCTATGCAGCAGTTCCATATAGAATGCCAATGCTTGCAACCGGTACAGTAGTGCCGCCACGGGCCGGGATGTTTGCGGCTATTTTGGGAGACAACAACCGTGAAACGGAAGTGGTATCCCCACTATCAACTATGAAGCAAGCCCTTAAAGAAGCACTGGCAGAAAGCAATATATCTGGTGGAAATCAGATTGCAAAAGCTGAATTAATCCTTGATGGTACAAGATTCGGTCAGCTTGTAGTTAAATTTGGAAATAACGAAAAGAATCGTGTAGGTGTAAGAATGGTAACAGAAGGGAGTGCATAATGGCACAGAATGGAAACGGAGTATTTACCATAGACGGAGTTAATCTTCGTCTATGGGTAAAATCCTTAAAACGGAATTTTTCAGTTGCTGATAGTGAAAATTCTGGACGTTTGCAGTCTTACCGGATGCACCGGGATATCATTGGTACATTTTACAATTATACGCTTGATATTGATGCGGAAAGAAGTAATCCGGCTGACTATGATACGTTCTACGAAATTATCTCTGCCCCGGTTGAGTCTCACAATATGGTATTTCCTTATGGACAGGAAACCAAAGAATTTGAAGCATACATAACAAGCGGGGATGATGAAATAAAAATCAACAAGAACGGAAAAGAAGGGCAGCGTAACCATTGGACCGGGTTATCTATTACCTTTACCGCTATGGAGCCGCAGAGGAGGCCGTGATGTGTTTTTAAAGCAATCCATATTATCTGACGCAGAACAGAACACTGAGGGATTAAAGATTGTTTATGACGACTTGGCCCCTTATGCCAAAGAAAATAGTACAGCATCCATTACAAGACCTGGATTAAGACCGAGATTAGGGCTTCATCCAGGCCCTGGTTTACATCCGCACGGGATGATAACAGAGCAAGAATTCCCGGAATTAAAGCGGGATGATATTTCTTATCCTGGATATGCTTTATGTTTTCCAAGATTTTCATTGCTAAATGGAAAATATATTAATTTTCCGGATAATCCGCTTCCTTACGGATACATAAGCCCGGAAGTATCAAATGAGCAGGGATTGTTTGGGTATGTTAAGCAGAGCCAGGGGCTTAAACCTAAAATTGGTTTGTATCCAGGAATGTTTTTATACCCGAAATCAACAACTGAAACGTTGATTGAATCCCCCATGTTAACAGTGACATTTAATCAGAAATTTACAAGTGTAGGGTTGCTTTTTACTTTTAATATGATGTCAGGCGATTATTGCACCAGAATGAGAATTAAGTGGTACTCGGATAATATCATATTGTCAGATATGGAGTTTTGCCCGGATTCAGTTCGATATTTTTGTAATAATTATGTGAGAGGATATAACAAGCTGGAAATCACATTTTTACAGACATCAAAACCCATCAGGCCGGTATTTGTGACAAGGATAGATTACGGGATATACAGGGATTTCTTAGACAACGAATTATTGGAAAGAAATTGTCTGCAAGAAATCAATGCAATATCAGAAAGTATAAGTATTAACACTTTAAATTTTACCGTCAGAACAACATCCAATATACCATTTGATTTGCAAAAAAAGCAGAAGCTTACACTGTATTTTAATGGAGAGTTGATAGGGAATTTTTATCTAAAAAACGGCGCAAGAAAAAACAAAACAGATTACCATATGGACGCGCATGATGCAGTGGGTGTATTGGATGGTAATGAGTTCGCTGGAGGAATATATACAGGCCAGCCGGTTTCTGAAGTATTAGAAAAAATATTCGAGAATGAAGATTTTAATTATTTATTGGATGAATCATTTTCAGATATTCCGCTTTATGGATACATACCGTATACCACAAAGAGAAACGCATTAGTATACATATGCTTTGCTATTGGAGCTATTGCAGATACAAGCAATTACGATGGAATTGTTATATATCCACAGGAGAATGCTTTAAGTGGTGAATTCTTGTCGGATGAAGTGTTTTCCGGTGTTACATTAGAGCATTCTGATATTGTTACTGGAATCCGGCTGACAGTACATACTTATCAAAAATCTGATGAAGCGCAAGAATTATATAATGATACTTTAAATGGAACAGCAGAGATTATTTTTAGCGAGCCTTATCACAGTCTGGACATAGCTGGTGGAATCATTGGTCAGCATGGGGATAACTATGCCTATATAACTGGAACTGGTGGAAATGTAACACTGACTGGTAAGAGATACAACCATCTCACCACATCAATCCTTAAAGAAAATCCAGATATTGTATTTAATAAAAATATCCGTGAAGTAACAGACGCAACATTGGTTTATAGTGGTAATGCGCAGCAAGTACTTGACCGCGTATATGCATATTATCAGCGAGCAGAAAATGTGGTGGGAGATGTTCTTATTGGAACAAAAAAATTAGGACAGAAAGTCAAGATTGATACAGATTACGATGGATACCGCACAGGTATCATTGAGAGCTACAATTATAGCTTTTCTCCCAACGAAATTAAGGCAGAGGTAAAAATACATGAGTAAGTATTTAGAATTCCTTATTTTTGACCGTACGCAGTCAGATATAATAGAATTAACCGACAAAGCTTACATTGATTACAAAGACCTCAACCGTATCGAACAGGCAGTTAAATGGGTATCTTATGTCCTTAATCAGTACGGATATAGAAATACAACAAATAACAAGCTAAATTGGAAACCAGAGGACCATAGAACGGATAAAGAAATGGAACGTCTGAGAAAAAATATAGTTGCAATAAGAAATGCATACTATACAGACAGCAGCACTCCACTTACTCCCGATAAGATAACATACACATCAATTTATCAAGCCAATGCCATCGAAAAAATCATTTATGATTTAGGTAATTTGATTGAAAAATCCTATCCGGGTCCTCAATATTTGTCGTTTAAATTGGGAACCAAAGCCCTAGGAAATAGAGGTATTAAGCTATGAATTTGAAAACAAATTTTAAAAATGACAAATTTTCCGGATTACGAAAATATAAAATGGTCACAGATGCATCAACCGGTCTAATAACGCTTGAAGATAAAACAGAGTATCAGGAAATAGGAGACATTTTTTCGGCTGATGATATTAACGAAACCAATAAGGCTGTGTTACAAAACAACTCAGAAATCGAAGATATCAAAGGTATAAAAAGAATTATGGTCCCCTATGCAAATTGGAGTACATCTGTCCCGTATTCGCAAACGATTGGGGTACCAGGAGCAAAGAAGGACACGGGGCTTATTATTGGTGGTCCATATTTGGGCGACAACCCAACTGCCAGTGTAGCCAGAGAGAGAAAAAAGGCTTTTGGATATGTTGATAGAGCCGAAAGTGGGAATGGAGTTGTTACATTATATTGTTATGGTTCCAAACCATCATCCGATTTCCAGATTCTTGTGAAAGGAGCAGGTAATTAATGGCAGGCTGTATACTCTATAATGGTGGTATGTTTAATAATGATTATCTCACTGCAAAACCAGAAGATGTCAAATATGGACAGACTTTTATTGGCGCTGAAACCGAAAATACACAAGAAGGAACTATGCCTACTTATTACAATGTAGAACATGATTTCCCCATTAACGGGAAGTTTTCTATTCCAGAAGGGTATTTTGTTTCAATAACATTAAAACAGGATATTCCAACATTGGGAGCACAATACGTTGACCCTGCCATCAATGGAATAACAGCTGGAGTCAAAGGAACATATATGACCGGAAATGTTTTTATTGGTGGTATTGTAGGTATTTCAAATAATGTAATAAAAAAGGGAGTAAAAATAGGTCCGTATACCGGGACGTTTGAGGGATGGGTTGATTAAAATGGCTGATTGTATAATTAAAAAAAATGGAGCTAATGCAGATACAAGTGATTTAACTGCCCTTCCATCGAGCGTAAAAGAAGGAAAAATATTTTTAGGTCGTGGAAGTGATGATGAACAAATTGGAACAATTCCGATTATACCACCTGAAAAGCATGAACTACAATTAAATCAAACTTTATCTTTAGGAGAAGGGTTTTATAAATCGGGTAGTACAGTAACACAAAACATACCTACATTAGGTAATCAGTACGTTGTTCCGAGCGCAGATTTACAAACAGTAGATACAACTGGTAAATATATGTCAGGCGATGTTTTTGTCGAAAGCTTACCTAATCTTATTGCATCAAATATAAAAAAGAATGTAGTCATTAGGGTAGGAGACACAACTATCGTAGGAACTTACGAAGGATATGAAAATGACGACCCATATACGCCATATTACAATGGTGTGTTTGCTCCTGGACAATCAATAAGCTCTTTGCCTTCCTTTGGGCGCAAAGGAGGACCGTACTATAAAGGGGACGTAACCTTTGGACGGGATAACATCCATATCGAAAACCCTCTTAGCACAGATTATGTAACAACGGCAATTGTATTTAATGTTCCTCTTAACTTTGATAATATCAACCGAATAACATTGAAATATTCCCTCGCCAACGCATCTGGTGGGTGTGAAATGATTCTGGCTACTGGATATGTTAGTGATTACATATATATGCGAGCTTCCAGCGGTTCTGGAAAAGATTATAATACTGGACTGGGAGATTATTGGAGAAGAGAGATACCAAATACATCGGGCAATTTAAAAACGAATAGTTTTGATGTATCCAATATTACCGGAACACGATTTATATATATATCGCTATTTATGCGGACCACAGCAAGTACATCAGTTGTCAATATGACATTAAGGGAATTAAAATGCAGCATATAGGAGGAGAGCATGGCAATAAATGATTTAGAAAAAATGGACAACTATAATCCAACTAATTATGTAAATAATTCAGAACCGGATATTGATGCTGACAATCTTAATAAAACAGAAAATAAACTGGCTGAAACAGTCGAAAAAGCTAATCAGATAATTGATGCACTGAAAACATTGATTTCAACTGTTCAAACAAATTCGGACAACACTGTTCCGTCATCCTCGTTAGCCTATAAAATGCAGCAAGCAATCACAAAAAATAAAGAGGACATTGCTACGGCAAATAGCAATTTAGCAAAAACCAATGCAAAGGTGACTTTAAACGGCGTCAAGAACATTAATGGGTTTACAGCCGTGTATTCTGACCGAACTGACCGGGCATTCCAGTTACAATATGATTCTGGCGAGATTGCATCAATCGCATTTAACAACACTGGTATCTGGTATGATTTTTATGACGGTCAAAACTGGAAACAGGTTTGGAAGTTT